CCTACAAGAGCACTAGAGTTCATAGATATTACTTTCTTCATAACACCAACAGGTGCATCATTTGAGAATATCTAAAATTTGATAATAATTATGGGGGAGACAAAATCTCCCCCTTTTTTAATTAAGACATATTTAATAGTATGAGAAATACAATTATAAAATTATTGAGAGAGTTTGAGGAAAGAGAAATTCCTATGAAATATTATGCTTTTGATTGGGATGACAACTTAATGTATATGCCAACACAAATTTATTTATTAGATGATGATGGAGAAGAAGTTGGTATGGGAACTGAGGATTTTGCTGAGTACAGAACTGAAATTGGAGTAAAACCATTTGACTATAATGGTTTTAAAATTGTTGACTTTGCACCAAATCCATTCAGAGATTTTGGAACTAAAGGAGATGAAAAGTTTTTAGAGGACATTATGTCAGCTAAATTAGCTAAAAATGCCGCATGGTCTGATTTAGTGGAAGCAATCAATAATGGTTCACTATTTGCAATCATCACAGCAAGAGGGCATAGACCTTCAACGTTAATGATTGGAATAAAAAAACTTATAGACACAAATAGAGGTGGAATTGATTCTGATAAGTTATATGATTCATTAGTAAAAATGAGAGAAAATGCTCAAGAAAAACCTAGTGACAAGGAAACTGAAATAATGAAATATTTGAAAATGAACAGATATTATCCCGTGTCATATGGTAAAGGTTCTGCAACAAAACCAGAAATTGCTAAAATTGATGCAATGAATCGATTTATAAAATATGTTCAAGGTCAAGCAGAAAAATTAAATTTAAGACTTTCATCAAAAATCGTGAACAACATTAAAAATAAATTTGTTCCGATTATTGGTTTTTCTGATGACGACCCCAGAAATGTTGAGGCAATGAGTAAAGGTATAAAGGGTGTTAAAATATTTTCAACACACGGAGGTAAGAAAAAAGAATATAAACCAGATGAAGAAGAATTACAACTAGAGACTATAATAAGAAAAATATTAAATAAATTAATATAATAATTATATAAAACTAGTTCTAGTATAATAATATTTATTTTGTTTTTAAAAGTCAATAGAAAAAAAATTACAAATAGATATTTATAATAAAAATAAAGATTAAAATTTAAAAAGATATACGATGGCTGATTTATTGATGAAAATGCCCATACCTTATGAGCCGAAAAGACAGAATAGGTTTATTATGAGATTTCCTTCCTCATTAGGTATTAATGAATGGTTTGTTGAATCCGCTTCAAGACCAACAATAACTGTTAATAGTACACCAATCCCTTTCCTAAACACTGAAACATATGTTGCTGGTAGGTTTACTTGGGGTACTATAAATGTGACATTGAGAGACCCAATCGGACCTTCCGCAACTCAAGCAATTATGGAATGGATTCGTTTGTGTGCTGAGTCTGTAACAGGTCGTATGGGTTATGCCGCTGGTTATAAAAGAAATGTTGATTTGGAAATGTTAGACCCAACAGGTGTAGTAGTTGAAAAATGGATTATGGAAGGTTGTTTTATAACTTCTTCAAACTTTGGTAACTTAGGGTATGCACAAGATGCTTTAGCAACAATTCAAATTACATTGAGACCTGACCGTTGTATTTTAGTTTACTAAAAGAAATATATAAGAATTTATAACCCCATACAATAATGTGTGGGGTTTTTATTTACATAGAATTAAGAAGGTGTATCTTTTAAGAAAAAAAATATGGACAGAGAATTATTAGAAGCGGCAACCTCGAACTTTAATTTACCGCATGATGTAGTAAAACTACCTACGAATGGTATTTTTTATAAAAGTAAAAAAAAGTCAATCAAAGTTGGATACCTTACTGCAAGTGATGAAAATTTATTGGTGAATGCCAGAAATTCTAACAACAATGTAATAATTTCTTTGTTGAGGAATAAAATCTATGAACACGACATTAAACCTGACGAGTTATTAGAAAGTGATATTCAAGCTATTTTAATTTTTCTGAGAAACACTTCATTCGGTCCTGAATACACCTTGAGTTTAGTTGACCCAAGAACAGAAAAATCATTTGAGGTTACAATATTATTAGATGAATTAAATTTAACTAAGTGTGAATACAAACCTGACGAAGATGGAACATTTACAATTAAGTTACCTAGAAGTGGTGACACCTTAAAAGTTAAACCACTTACTATTGGTGAATCAAATGAATTGGAAAGTTTATCGGAGAATTACCCACAAGGTAGAGTTACCCCAATTATTACTTGGAGACTTAATAAAATGATAGTTTCAATAAATGGGAACGATGATAGAGGAATGATATCCACATATGTTGAGACTATGCCAATTATGGATTCCAAATTCCTTAGAGTCTTTGTTAAAGACAATACACCAAGTTTAGACTTAAGAAAAACAGTAAAAGCCCCATCAGGAGAACTGGTGACATTCAATGTCACATTTGGGGTCGACTTTTTTCGCCCTTTCTTCTAGTTATAGTAAGTATTTGTTGGATGAATTCTTTTTGTTGGCTAAACATCTTAGAATATCTTATACAGAATTTAATACTATACCTACCTATGTGAGAAAATATTTAATCAATAAAATCATAGAAGTTAACACTAATGAGGACTGAAAAATAAATCAGTCCTTTTTGTATTTATAAATAAAAGAATTTTATGGCAGGACCTAATCCAGATACAAACCCAGGAGGTGATTTTTTCCAAAAAATATTTGACTCAGGTTTAAAACCTTGGTTTGATAAGTTTTTGGACTATGTTAATACAAACTTTGACGAAAGTAAGATTAGAAAAGTTTTATACGACACTGAGGTATCTTCCACAAATGTTTTGAAAACATTTGGTGTTGGTAGGGAAAGAATGGTTGACATCAGAAGTACAATGAGTGACGCTGTAGCAAGTGTTGTGGAATTGGGTGGAGAATTTTCAAATATTGAAAACGCACAATTAGGTGTTTCACAAGCATTAAAAAGAAATGTTGTTTTAACTTCAGATTCTTTCAGAGAAATATATGCCTTATCAACACAAACCAACAAAGAAATAAGTACTGTTGTAACTAATTTCAAAGATGTTGGTATTTCTGTTTACCAAATGGGTGATAAAGTGAATGAAGCTTTAGCTGTAAGTGCAAAGCTTGGTGTGAATGCTAGTGAGGTGATTGATACTATGTTAAACAATATGAGTACACTTAACAAATTTAATTTCGAGGGTGGGACTGAAGGTTTAGCTAGGATGGCAGCACATGCAACCTCTCTGAGATTTGATATGAAAGAAACTCTAAACTTAGCTGAAAAAGTTTTCAATCCAGAGGGTGCGATACAAGTTGCTGCAGCTATGCAAAGATTGGGTGTTGCACAATCAGACTTATTAGACCCACTGAGGTTAATGGATTTGTCACAAAATGACCCTGAAGAACTTCAAAAACAACTCGAACAAATGAGTAAAAGTTTTGTGAAGATGAAAGCGGATGGTACATTCGAAATATTACCAGGTGAAAAAAGAAGATTAAGAGAGATTGAAGACCAATTAGGAATGACTCAGGGTTCTTTGGCCAAACTTGCATTGAGTTCGAAAGAGGTTGACGAGAAAATGAAAAAAATTAGATTTGGTGGTGAATTTTCGGAAGAGGAACAAAGATTTATCGCAAGTATTTCTGAAATCGGAAAGGGTGGTGATATGAGGATTAGACTAGATGGTGAAAACTTGGGTATAGATCAAGCTTTAGAGAAGTTCAGACAAGACCCCGATAAGTTGAAAGAAATAATGAAACCCAAAACGGCCGAGGACTTAGCAAAAGACCAATTGACAACACTAAAATCAATTGAAAAATCTATGGAAACCTTGGCAAATAGAACTGGTTATGCAATGGCTGGAACCCCAGCAGTAACCGAATTTGAAAATGCACAAAGAAGATTAGCCGCATTAATACCAAGAATGGGAGAAGCACCAGGTTTGAAAACTGAGGACATACGAAAAGATTTATTTGGTACATTTGAACAAATGTTGACAGATGTTAGTGAAGGTAAAACGAGTATGAAGGATTTTGCAATAAACTTTTCTGAGAAAATGGAGGCGTATGGTAATAAATTAGGTAAATTCCCTGAACACACTGTTGAAGTTATCTCAAAATTAGATACGAGCTCAAATAGATTTTTAAAGTTAGGTGAGGATATAATTGGATTAACTACAGAGTTGAAAAGTGCTGGTTTTCCTTCCTTGACAGCAGCACTTAAACAATTAATTAAAGCTGACATACCAAAACCCAACTCTGCTGAAGCAAAAGACTTCGAATTAAAGTTATTACCTATGGACACCGTGAAATTAGTTGGGGGAACTCACGAATCATTAAGGGAGGGTGGAACAAGCATGCCTACAAAAATGGAAATCCAACTAACACATAAAGTTGAAATTGATACAACTAAGAGTCCACAACTGAATACTTCAGAGTTAAAACAAAGTTTGAAGACTGCCGATGTTGCTGATGCTGTACGAAGAGCTGTTGAGGATTCTATGAAAAGTTTTGGAAAAACTGGTAAGCAACCACTTTTGGGTAATGATACAAGTGTTATTAAGAAACCATAAAAAAAACTATTTATAGTGAAAAGAACCGATGTCAAATAGTCCATTATCGTTCCAAGCGACAACAATATTTAGAAAGGATTTATTGGTGAGGAATTTGAAACCTTACACAGTACCAGGTTTCTTTATACCTAATACTGGTAACCGAAATACACAATACACACCAAGAGATTTGAGTGTTGTTGACACACCAAATGATTTAATTGAAAATCCACCAAAAGCCGATGAATTATACAAGCTAAATAACTATGGTCCTGAGGGTGGTTATTTTGATGTTACTATTAATAATAAGTTACCAGTAAAACCAAATCAGGGTGAATATAACCCTAACGATACAAAGATGGATTTGGTCAATGAATTTTTCATCGATACTGCATTCATAGAAAACAAATATGGACCTGAAGGTGGGTTTAATCAGATGGTTATTATTGATGATATCCAAAACAATAATAAATTATATCTACCATATTGGGAGCTTTCACCTGTAAATTTTGTACCATCTTCGTACGCCGCATATAATATATTCAATTCTGAAAATCCGATAGGTACTGATGGATTATTGTCCCAAGACTCAAGTTTGGCAAAAATAAGTGCAACTGAGTTAAAAAAACAATTTCAGTATCGAGTTAATATTGAAACAAGTACTAAGACAGTTGGTACCATTAATATGGATACTTTTAAAGACCCATATCAAGCTAGTTTACTTGTTTCAGGAAGAGAAAAAATTTATTATCAAAATTGGAGGATTACAGTTTCAGACCAACCAAATTCATCTACTGACTTTGGTAGTAGACTACAAGGTACTTATTACCCAAGTTCACCAATACCTGGTGATTACTTTGCACCTACAGAAATAAATGGGGGTGAAAATAGACAAACATTAAGTGCACTAAACTCAGTAAATCGATTGTTTGGGAACGCCTTAGGACCGATTATCACAAACACGAACAACCCCTCAATAACATTTATTCAAAATACTGGTAATGCTCAAAGGTCTAGTTTATTTCAGAATTTAGAATTAAATAGATATCAACCCCCATATAGTAAAGATAATACAAATCAAAACACAGGACAATCAAGTGCTACTTTAAATTTAACACTGAATGGCACACAACCAGTTAGTACAGTTGGTGGTTACTATGTAGGTAGTAAAAACGCAGAACCATCATTAATAACTTCACCACCAAATCAAGTTCCTGTTGATGCTTTTGGTAGACAACAACAAGCACCAGTATTTGGTAATTCCGAGATGGGTATTCTATTTGAAGGAAATCAGAATCAAATCAATTTTGGTTTAGCAGGTAAATCCTTTTCTGATGGTGGGGGTATTGATGGTGATTTTGTTTGGATTTCACCAAAGTATAGGGCTGACGCTGGTTTCAGAGCAACTCCTGGTGGAGGAGCCGGTACTTTGGATGACGAATTTAACTTAATTAGTTCGAAATATCAAAGTAGTCAGTCAACAAATATTGATTTTAAACCCACATCTATATTGGATGAAACTCAGAGGTTAATTAATTCAGCGGATAGCCTCCAAGGTATTGCAAGGCTAAAACATGTTGGTAATGCTATCAATCAAGTTAGTAAAGTATTCAATGATGGATATAAGGAATTAACAAAAGGGTCAAAAGTATTAAGTTATACAGATAATACTACTGGTATAGAAGTTGGAAGAGAATATTGTAGAATTTTTGCTAAAGATACACCTTATTACACATTTAAAGACCTTCAGAAAACAGATGGTATCACTACTAGTGGTAGGAGATTCACTAATTCTGTTTTGGATAGAACATACAATTTAAATATATCACCAACAAGAAATCCTGGTTCAACAAACATACAACCGAATGCAAGAGGACAATTGGTTGCTAAAAAATATATGTTCTCTATTGAAAATTTAGCATGGAGAACATCAAGTAAACCAGGTTTTACTTATGATGATTTACCCGCTTGTGAAAGAGGACCTAATGGTGGTAGGGTAATGTGGTTTCCACCTTATGACTTATCATTTTCAGATTCTAGTAATGCAAACTTTGGTAGTACATCATTTTTGGGTAGACCTGAACCAATTTATACCTATAAAGATACAAGTAGGTCAGGTACATTAAGTTGGAAAATAATTGTTGACCACCCATCAATTATGAATGTTATTGTTGACAAACAACTTAAGGGGATTAATAAACAAAAAGTTGATTCTATTTTAGATTCTTTTTTTGCTGGTTGTGTAAAATATGATATTTACGAATTGGCGAAAAAGTTCAACACTATACCTATAGCTGATTTATTTACTTATCAAGAAATAATCAATTCACCGAGACTTACACCTGAAGAATTGATAGGTGTTGGTAAAGAAATTAAAGGTAGTGCCGATGGTGAGTTACCAACGGGAGGGGTTAGTACTATGGGTGGTGCTGGTGGAGCAAGTGCTATGGGTGGTGGAAGTACTATGGGTAACCCCCCTAACTTAGCAGCGGACTTCAAAGGAAAATACTCTGAATTTGGATTTTATTTCGATAATGACATACCGAAACCTAACACTACTCCACAATATGATACGACTTATAATTCATATGTTGGTTCGAAAAATAATTATATTAGAGACGCAAACGATGTCTTCAACTCAAGTGGAACTTATTGTAAAACAAACACAACTTATTGTAATGAACAAAAAAATGTGGGACAATTTTTCGATTCAGTTGTACAATCTAATTATACAAAATTTTCTGAAGGATTTATAAATGACTTATACAATGTATTCAAAGATAATGCTGAGACAACAGTTACTTTAGAATTAGTTGGTTCGGCATCAGAGTTAGGTGGGGAAACATATAAT